CTAACTACTTTTCTTCAAAGTATTCAAAATCCTGCTATTGCTCCGTTTGTTAAAATTAATAAACTCATTGGAGAGCTTGCGTACTCGCTTGATCTTGATCCTGATGAAATACTCAATGATCCAGAAGAAGCAGCTATTATGGCTCAAATTATAGGGATGCAAAATAATGTTGGACAAGCAACTGGCGAAACGCCTCTCACTCCTAACGAGCAACAAGGAGGCATGGGAGGGCTTGAAGGAGCACCTACAGAACCTACGCCACTTGGAGTTACGGGTACTGGTGGGGGCAACATCGGAACAGGAAATGTACCGCAGTCAGGGGAAGATCAATTCTCTGGAACTCCTAGAGCGGTTGAAGGATGAAGTTGAAGAAGCTAAAAGAAGAGACACCTAAGTATGAAGGTAGGTTTTGGTCTTATGCTAAAAGAAAGTTTGTAGCTTATGATGAGTGGATAAAAGAAACAAATTGTTGTAATGAAAAAAATACATTAACAGAGGAAAAGGATAATGAGAGTAGAAGCTCCTAAAGGTTTCCATTGGATGAAACAAAAAAAGGGCGGCTATAAACTTATGAAACATACTGGTAAGTTTAAACCACATAAAGGAGCTACTTTAAAAGCAACCTTTCCTGTACAGAAAGAACATAAGGGGTAGTATAGATGGCTAGAAAAAATAGAAAGAAAAAAACCAGAACTCAAAAAATGAGTGGCGGTTCTATGTTAAATCCCCCTGAAAGACAAGAATATGTTTTAGGTTCTGTGGTTAAAGGTCTTTCAAAAGGAGCTACAGCTTTAATTAAAAAAGTAACAAAAAGCTTACCGAAAAAAGAAGTAGATAGAGTTATAAAACAAGCTGAAGATAAAATTAAACGTGAAGCTGCTGTTACTCCTGAACGAAGAGCAAATCGTATTATGCTAGGAGATGAAGACCCCGGAGGATATACAGGTCAAAGAGGTATAGATATAGAATATGCTGAACATCTATTAACAGAAGATAAAGGGCGTGGTTTACCTGAAGAAACAATTCTTTTTAATATTAAAGAATTACATAAAATAAGAGACGAATTTAATGATTTAGATCAATATAATATATATTTAGATGAACTTGTTGAACAAAAACAAAACTTTGAAAATTCGTTTGCAGATGCTCAATTTAAAAGACAACAAGAAGGAGAAGCAGCCGCAGAGACAGCCGCATATAAAGAGTTTGAACCTGATGATATAGATCCTGACGATTTACCTCCACCAACGGGGCCAATGGCAGAAGGCTTTGATGATACTCCAACTGGACGGTGGGAAGGCGAAATGGTTGGTGATCCTCCAACATTTATGAAAACTAGTGGAAGAGAACCAAGACAAGCCGGAGGCTCAATGCTAGTACCTCCAGAAATGGAAGGCGCACCAGTAGACACATACCCGAATATACCGCCAGAAGAAATGGCAGAAGTAAAAGCTTCACAACTTCCAGATGAAGAAATGGAAAGTGATTATGTAGATTTCGTAATGAATGAAGCTTTAGAACAAGAAGAACAAATGTATTTAATGAATGCTTTGGAGGCAGACCCACAACTTAGTATGATTTTTGACAAAGTTGTAGATACTGCTTCTGAGTTTTCTGGAGCCGGAGAAGTAAGCGGCCCCGGAGATGGTGTCTCAGATTCAATACCCGCCAGATTATCTGACGGTGAATTTGTGATGACCAAAAAGGCCACTGATCAAATAGGTGCAGACAATCTCCAAGTTATGATGGATGACGCTGAACGTGCTTATGACGGTGGTTTAATGAGAAAAGACGAGGAAGATGATTATAGAAGCAACATAAATAAAACTATGCTGTCTGCTAATCAAATGCCTAGTCTTAATGTTAGACAACGATAACGGCTACCTTGAAGTAAAAGCACCATTCTGAATTATCTGTACAAATAATTCATTATAATGGCTACCTTTTAAAACTTACAAGCCCCGTGGAGGAAGTATTATGGCTGAAACACAAACTAATCCTGTGGAGGAAAAAGCACCTAATCCTTATAATGCAAAGAAAAGTTGGCACACTCCCGACAGACCAAGAACGGAAAATGCTGATGGTTTATTCTACGCACCATCTCAAGAACAACAGGCTACGCCTTCAGAAGATTCTGAAACGCCCCCTGCTAAAAATTCTAAAGATGTTAATTATAAGAAAAGGTATGATGATCTAAAGAAACATTACGATAGTAGACTTTCTGAGTTTAAACAAAGAGAGACAGAACTTCTTGCGGAGGCAGCAGAAAAAGCTCCTGCGTATCAAGCTCCAAAAACTTTGGAAGAACTTGAAAGGTTTAAAGCGCAGAATCCAGACCTGTATGAAACTGTTGAAACTGTGGCTCATTTACAAAGTGAAAACCAAACTGAACAACTGCGACAGCAATTATCAGCTTTGCAAGACCGTGAAACTGATATTTTAAAACGTGAAGCTGAAACAGTTCTAAGAGAGCGTCACCCCGATTTTGAAGATATAAGGGGCGATGAAGCTTTTCATGAATGGGCTAAAGAGCAACCAGAAGATATACAAAGATGGGTTTATGCAAATAATAGTGATGCGACTTTAGCTAGTCGTGCTATAGACCTTTACAAAATGGAAAAGGGCATGGCTCAGTCACCACAAAAGAGGCAGTCCAAAAGAAAGGAAAGAGGCTCTGCTGCTGATATGGTGTCTACAAAAACAACAGCGGTGGATGCGAAAGCTCCTAAAATTTGGACAGAAAAAGAAATTGCTAAGATGTCTATTGATCAATTTGACAGATATGAAGATGAAATCAAATTGGCTTTATCAGAAGGGAGAATAGCAAAATAAGTTTTATGAGGAGATATTATAATGGCTTATAACCAATCTGACCAATATTTTGAACCGAGTACGGATACCAATGCTAACTTTGGTAACTCCGTAAGTGGTCAAAATAATTCGTTTTTCTTACCTTCTGTCTATTCCAAGACAGTTCTGAATTTTTTCAGAAAATCATCTGTAGCGGAAGCAATTACCAATACAGATTATGCAGGTGAGATTGCAAATTTTGGTGATTCTGTAAAGATCATCAAAGAACCCGAAATCACTGTTTATCAGTATGAAAGAGGGGCAGACGTAACAGCGACTAAGTTGACAGACCAAGAACTAACTTTGGTTGTTGATACAGCAAACGCATTTAAATTCATCGTAGATGACATTGAAACTAATATGTCTCACGTTAATTTTCGTGACGTTGCTGCATCATCCGCAGCTTATTCACTAAAGGATGCCTTTGACGAGGGTGTTATTGCAGCAATGTTCTCAGGAGTATCTGCATCTAGCCCAAATCACGTTCTAGGTTCTGACAGCGCAACTGACCTTGCAGCCGGAACTTTTGACGGTACTGGTAATCTTGACATTGGCTTTGGTACATCTGAACATGATCCTATTGATGTGCTTTCACATATGGCACGTTTATTGGATGAGCAGAATGTACCAGAAGAAGGACGTTGGTTTCTAGCGAATCCAGAGTTCTATGAAGTACTTGTTCAAAGTTCTTCTAAGCTTCTGTCTGTTGATTACAATGCAGGACAGGGTTCAATCCGTAACGGCTTAGTATCATCTGGAAAGTTACGTGGCTTTGATATGTACAAGACCAACAATATTGCATCTACTTCAAATGCAGCAGGTAAATGTATTGCAGGTCATATGTCATCTACAGCAACGGCACAGACCATTACGAATACTGAAGTCATTCGTGATCCTGATAGCTTTGGCGATATAGTACGAGGACTCCATGTTTATGGTTCTAAAGTACTACGCAGCGAAGCATTAGTTTCCGCGTTCTACGGTATTGACTAGTAAGTTTAGGTTGGGGGGCTGTAAAAAGCCCTCCTTCCTTTTTATTTAAGGAGTAAGAAATGCCACAATTAGGAAGCGAAAGAACTCCTATAATTATGTCTAAAAAGAAAACAGGCAGGACTCTTGGACTTATGGGGCGTTGGTATACAAAAGAAAACAGAGAAAAGTATGCCGAAGGTTACAAAAGAATTTATGGCGATAAGAAAAAAACAACAACCTCTAGAGACTCTGAATAATTATGGCTACAACATTCTTACAATTAACAAACGAATTGCTACGTGAGTTGAATGAAGTTGTATTAACTTCTTCAACTTTTTCTAGTGCTGTAGGAATACAGCAACACGCAAAAGACTGTATTAATAGATCATACTTAGATATATCAAATGAAGAACCGCAATGGCCTTTTCTAGCTGCCGCTGAAAGTGGAGCTACTGATCCTATGTATGGTAATGTTTCTGTAGATACTGTAGCAG